GCATTGTAGTGGGCACCGAAGCCGATGTCGAGAATATCGGATACCTCGTTGTTTGTAGCAAGGTATAGTAGCGAGTCTGTAACGTTGATCGATGTCGTATTGATCGAAATTGTGTCGCCTGTAACTACCAAGTTACCGCTAACTGTTACAACACCATTAAACGTAGGAGACGCTAATGGCGCAAACGTGGAGTTGACGTATGTGTTAGAAGCAGCATATGCAATTGCGTTAGCATATGCTAGTGCAGCATTACCTGAATATGCGATAGCGTTTGAGTATGCTGTAGCAGCTCTTGTGTCTGCATATGTTACAGCATTCGAATATGCGTTGCCTGCTTTATTTGTAGCATCAGTAGCTGCAACGGATACCGCATTCGTGTATGCAGTATTTGCAATTGTATTAGCGAACAGCGCTGCGTTAGCATATCCAGTATCAATATCATCACTAGTTGCATAGAATGATGCAGGCTGTCCGTTCAGATAGTTGGCAGAACCAGTATATACAGAAGAGTTTACTGTGTTCGTGCCTAGCGTAATTTTCGTAAGCGACAGATTAGACTGACCTTGGAAAGTGCCGAGGTCGTTTCTGAAAACAAGGACATCGTTATTGGATGCAGAACCTTGCTTGAGTTTTTCTATCCGTAGCTTAGACATTTATTATGCTTCTGTTGGGTCGCTGATACCTTCTGCAGCATTCAATTGAGGTTGTGCTTGTTGTCTAATCGTATCGATGATAGGAGCGACAGCCTCAAATGGTTGCTTGCCGAGAGCAGCAAGAATTACGTTTGTTTGATCGAGTGTAAGATTAAAAGTCAGGTTCATAGTATCTCCATAATAAGGGTTAATAATGAATGTATTTATCTAGCAATTATTGTGCGATTTCCTGAGCAATAATCACAATGTCTGAATCCCAACCCCACGTGCCATTATCGCCTTGCGAATATCCCCAGTATGTGGTATTAGTGCCTTCAGGTTTCGTCTCAAAACCATACGATACTGCTGACGTTGTTCCTGGAAAATCAATAACCGTCCAGGACTTCATATCCATATCGTTATTATCATAACCGTTGGTGGGGCGGAATACACCACCCGCAATCACGTTACGACTGCCCAACGCGGATCCAGCAGATGTTAGGTTATAGGCTTTGGTTCCTCCAACCGATCTGAACGATCTCATGACGGTGAGGATGTTTGCGGCGCTTGCTTGGTTCAACGGTACATAGAATGTAAGTATGATCATACTACTCGCCGAAGTGGGTGTAATAGTGACTCGGTAGTTGCTCGATGGCTCAGCAAACGATCCTGAGTGCGTTGTCGACACTCTAGTACCGCTAGAAACATATTGGGTCTGAACGACCGATCCTGATTGCTGTAGAATTGGATTACCTGAACTGTTCAGAATCTTAGCACCAGACGTTACTAACTTGACGTTGCCCGAAGTATCGATCCGCACACGTTCCGAAGAACTGGTTGTATTACCAGTATGGAATAGAATGTTGTGAGCAGTCTGAGTACCGATTGATAAGTCGCCACCATTGACATACAGGTATCCGCTCTTTGGCGACATGATACTATATGCTGGCTGTGCATAGGTATTGCTATTGATACCCATATCAATATAGCCGTCAATATCTGTGCCGTCGTTACGAGCTAATACCAAGTCAGTAGATGCATTATTTCCACCACTCAGGTTCTGAGCATTGATCTGTAAGAAGCTATTCGCATTACCAGTAGCTTGAATCAATGGCGTAGTTAGCGTTCCGCTTCCAGCACCAATTGTTAATGGAGCTCTAGGAGCCGTATTACCAATACCAACGTTGGTATTAGCCATGCTCCAGAAAATAACGTTCGCGTTATTCAGCATTGCTGGGGTTAGCGATTCAGGGACCGGAACCAGAGTCGAGCTTCTAACACCCAAATGCAATACCTGGATGTTGTTTGTTCCTGTCGGAGGAGCACCGGTGAACGTCATCGTCGTACCGGTGATTGTATATGCAGATCCTGGTGTTTGATATAGACCGCTGATGTACACAGCAATCGATGCATGTGATGCAGGAGCTAATGATAGTGTATATGCTACAGTCGAATTATCACCACTGAACGTGTCAGTCTGGTATGCTGTAGAGATTAGTGGATTTCCGATTAATGACATCTGTTTATTCTCGTTTGTTCGTACCTATGTATCACCACTTTGTTAATGGACATACAGATTCTTTATGTCTTGTCTTTGCAGGTACAAAACAATGACACTGCGTACATATTTTCAATACCTTGCTCAGTTCTGGGCAACTTCGACACACGACCATCCGTTGTCTATACGTCTGTTTATCGACTACGATATTGCTCAAAAACCCATAACGGTCTACCTTTATCATTTTATGTAAATAGCAAACGACGTGTCTGCACCCGAGCCAAGCGCAAGATTGCCGCCACTACCCACCGACGTCCCCGACATCCAATGTAAGTTGGTGACTACACGATCGGTGCCGATGGTCCAACATTGGGGTACGCCAGCACTATTTGGGGGTGCACTACCATTAAACGTGCCGTTATAGTTGTGATCGCTTATCCAGTAATTGGTTGTGGAATTACACCGACCGCGGGCATCGTTAGTATATGTGCAACTATATTCATATGAACCATCGCTAGTCATGTCTAAGCTGAGGGTGTAATTGCTTGTGGGGTCTAGGTCAGTACCAAAAGGGGTCAGCGATCCAGAGTATGTTAGCTTGCCTGTGCCCGCTCCTGCATTTAATAGTGGATCGGCTGTGCCCTTAACCCGGAACAAAAAACTGTTTGTCGTGTTTAGCGCATTCCAGTCGGCTGCAGCAATCTTACCAGCACACAAGTTGATTTCCTGGGAGCACCACTGTCCATTGTAATTTACAAATTCTGCAGTAGTCATACCAACTGCAGAATTATACTGAAGAGCTTTCACCCAGCCGCCACCATCACGTGACATAATGCAGTATGCTTGGAAAGGTTGTCCACTGCCTCCAGTCGGCTTAAGCCAATACATACCATCAACAGTTGTTCCCGTCAATGCCTTAATAGCTGCAGCAGAGGTACCAGCATGCATAGGGTCTGTACCATCCAGCGCCGTGCGAGTGATGTATCCAGAGATGTATATGTTTCTCCAACGACTACTAGGAGCTCCTAGATCGCTTGTGGCGTCTGTTCCTGAAACGGTGTTACCGAAGAAGCTCGTTACGCCGTTGAAACCAACATTGCCATAAAAGTTTGTAGTATTTCCCCCGAACGTAAAGCTACCGTTAGCTGCTACTGTAACGCTGTTAGCAGAGCTATTGGCAATTCTTACATTACCGATCGAGTCGATAGATACAGACCCACCTGCAGATGTAATCTTACCTGCGCCAGTTGAGTCTTGCCCAATTACGTTTGGATCTAGTTTTGTTAATGCCATCGTTTACTCTGGTTTTGGATATTTGGTTTTAACGGCCTGCACTCTAGCAAGCATTTCAGCAGCGGCATCCCCACCCTTCCATAGCGCGTCTAATTGATCGCCGATAGGAGGATATTCAGATGCACGGAGGCGAGCAAGCCTTTGATATTCCAACGACGAATGTTCAGCAAGTACGGCCGCAATTTCCATCTCAACCTGCTCTTTCGACGGCTTTGGTGTAACAGCGCTATACCAAACAAGACTTTCATATGAACCGTCTGTGCCTATTGCAAAGCCTTCGCCTCGAGCCAGTCGTTCGAGCGCCTCGTGAATGCCTGTACTATAAATTTTCATTGGTTGACCTCCATAGCAATGCCTGTGCTATTACCATATCTATTGACATATCCCCCATATGTACCACTAGGTGTAGAACCCGATTGATTCGCAGCCTGGATGTAGTATGTCCATACATCACCGATGCCAGAGGACGTGTGCCAGCCTTGGATGGGAGCTTTACCAATATGATGTTCTTGGTTGTTACCCTCATATTCATTGTACTGTAGAGTTTGAATCACTCCAGCCGATACACCATTTTTATATGCATGTATTCTAGTTTGAATTGCTGGATAATTACCACCAGTTCTATCGACGCTTATTACAGCATCAACAAAAAGCAGGGAATTTGCGCGTTTGGTTGTAAGTGTTATTGTGAATGCGTCGTACCAAGTACCAGCCGATGTCCCTAAAGACACCTCAGTCGTACTAACGCCTGTGGCAAAACCCACAATCACACCACCAGTTAGTTTTGCTGCGGTGACCGCACCGTCAGAAAGTTTCGTGGTAGCTATTGCTCCGTCGGAAATTTGACTCGCGCCAATAGCTCCGGTGATGAATGAATTGCCGCCTAATTTATCGAGTGCCACAGATTGTTCCTTAGTTTGTAGAGTACGTTAGTCCGACGAGCACATACCCCCCAGCAGTCCATGATGATATATCGAGTGTGGTTCCTGTTGTATTAGATTGGATCTGTAATACAGAGGATCCTGGAACTGGGCGCACGCCAGCCGTCGTTAATCCCAAGCCGCTATGTTGGCTTGCTGCCACCCCTCCATACGTACTCAAATGAGACGATACCACAAACGGTAGAGTAATTTGTACAGCGCCACTGCCACCACTTCTTGCTGTAGTTTCAATATACATCTGAATAGACACCGATCGGCCTACCTTTGTATATGATCCATGCTGAGCATTGTATGATACTGTTGGGTTACTACCACCTCCAGTTAATGTCGGCGTCCATGTACCTTCTTCATAATCATCCAACGTATTTGCATCAGATGAAGCAACCTGCGTTACTGGGAATTTAATCTGTCCACCGTTGAGTGTTAGTGTCGATCCAGACATTCTAGCAAATGCGCTACCATTGACCATCAGGTCTGTATAATTAGATCCAGACCCGCCACCAATTTCAGAATCACCAGTTGCATTAGTGTTAATGAATGTTCTTCCGTTGAAAGAAGATATCGACGTATTGGCTACGGTTGTGCGGAAACCAGTATTGCTCTGAACCAATCCGGTGAATGTGTCACCTGCCTTATTAGCAGGAACATAACCTAGAGTGGCTTGAATTGTATTGGCTGCAATCGATGTTGGTGTGACTGACCCTGGGATCGGAACAACACTAGTCGCTGTAAAATTCTCATAGACGACTACGATATTGTTTGCGCCACTAGATGGGGCCGACTCAAACGTAATTGTATTAGCAGATACTGTATACGATACGCCCGGACGTTGAAATACACCTTCGACATATACGTTGATATCGAACGGTGTAGTAATGTTTCTCGACAACCCAAACGTAGTGTTGGAGGCATTACCATTAAACTGGTCCATGCCTCCTGTAAAGCTTTGCTGGGTTAAGCTATTACCGATGTATGCCATTATGTGATCTCGAGATAAGAGACTGTAGCGTCAATCGAAGAAGCTGCACCTGCAACTACCTTAACGATATCGTCCGCTTGTAGTACGAGCTTTTGATCTCCCCCAACAGGAACAAGAGCGCCACCTTGTGGAACAGTCGTACCCTTGAGGATATAGTAATCTGTAGCACTTCTAGTGAAGTAAAGATCTACTGTAACTGGATTGCCAGTCGTGTTGCAGAGGTTCCAACCGATCACGGTTGTCGTCGTATTTGCAGGAACTGTGTATACTGAGTTTGCACTAGTACCGACAGACTTTGCTACGGAGGATTTGAATGTGGATGCCATGTTTTATTTATCCTAGGGCAATAGCCATCGCGATCGGATCGACGAATGTTGATTGTTGTGATCCATCATTAAACTGGATCGTGTTTGCAGAAAGAAGTCCGGTATTAGCAACCAGAAGTCCAGTAATCGTAGTATTGCCAGCTGCTAGTGTATTGTTCAATGTGGCAGCGCCAGTTACTATCAATGTGGAATTAGCAACCAAGTTGCCAACGACCAAGTCAGCCATTTGAATGCCGCTTGCTGTGTTTGATGTATCGATTGTATTGTTGGCAATCGGTTCAGGCTGCAAGTTCTGAAATAGGTAGTACTTCTTGGAGATTGCAGATCTGAATAGACCTGTATGTCCGTTCGCGCCAGCACCATTGTTATAGTGAGCAACGAAGCCGATATCTAGTGAGTCGCTGATATCATTATTCGAAGCAAGGTATAGCAACGAATCGGTGACATTAAGAGAAGACGTATTAACAGTCGTTGTTGTGCCGTTGATAACTAAGTTGCCAGAAACGGTCAGTACACCACCAACGTCGAGATTACCAGTGACATCAGCATACCCAGATACTGTAGTATTTCCAGTTGATAATGTATTGGATACTATGACTGCGCCCGTGAAGGTGGCGCCAGATAAGCTAGCCTTTGTGTCTAACTGACTATTGACATAGCTATTGGCAGCTGCATATGATATTGCGTTAGCATACGCATCACTTGCTTTGGATGTTGCATATCCAATAGCATTTGAATATGCAGTAGCAGCAATATCGGCAGCATATGTTACAGCATTTGAAAATGCATTTGCCGCCATGTTCTGAGCAGTAACAGCAGCATTATATGCAGTCGTTACTGTGTTGGCAGCTGCGGCAACGAGAATGCTAGTGTTCGTGGTAGAGTCTACTACCTTGAGAATACCACTCGTCGATGAGTTGGCATTAGGTATCGTTGGGAAGACTACAACCGAATTTGCATCAGCCGACACCCAAGAATTGGCGGTGTTACTCCACACCATAACGTGGTTGTTAGAAGCACCGTCTGCTTTTAGTTGTTTTAAGTTTATCTGGAGTGTCATGCTTGTTATTTATTATGTTCTGACTACCGCGTATTTATGCATTCAGATTACCCAGACATCAATCATACTTGTCTGCGGAGTCGTACACGTCTACCCTATACCCCAGCTCCCGCGCTTTTTGTAAAAATGTATGTTCTCGGCGAAGTCGCTCTTCAGGAGTGTTGGTTGGATTGGTCGTGCATGTCCATTGTATGGGATCAGAGCTCTCATCGGTTATAACCACATTGTATTCGTCGAGATTGTTGTATATGTACGTTTTAGTGTAAAGTACAAACTTTCCACAATGCTGGATCTCATAGAAAGTGCCATCCTCAACATATTTCTGATATCGCTCGAGCATTCGCAAGTTCTGGTTGAAGTCTTCCTCAGTCTCTGTTGGAAACCCCACAAATATTGATATGTTGTTTTTAATTCCAAACTTTTGACACATAGCAAAATGCCAATCGAGTTGTGCATCGGTATATTCCTTATGCATATCCACCCGGAGCCGCTCCGATCCTGATTCGATTCCCAAGTCAAGCGTTTTACAGCCAGCCTCTGCCATTATACGGTAGTATTCTTCATCTTGGATGCGTGAATCTTTTGGTAGGAACATCGCATTGTATTCAAACGTAAATGATGGGTCATCTTTTCTCAATTGAATGATCCGCTCGTTGAATGCTTTGAAGTGCTTGGTGTGGCCGTTTGCAAGCGCATCTGTTCTTCTGAACCTAGTAACACCGGTTTGCTTGAATAACTTATAGCACTCATTCGCAACGTCCACCCCATCGCGATAAGACGGGAATGGTATGTATTCGCGGATGGAGCAGAATGCACAACGACCCGGACACCCATTCGCTCCGGTAATCAGAATCTCTTTCTTCTGTTTGAGGTGGTTGAGAATTGGTATCTTGCGGTAGCTAGGCTCAATATACTTGTCTTGAATCTTCCTAACAAGTTCGGTCCACTCCTCAACATAGTCGTTAGCCTCTAACTTTTCAAGCGAATTCATACCGAGTAGCGCAGAGGGATCTACTCCTTGAAGAAAATCTACAATCACTTCTTCGCCGTTGCCGAGAGCGTAATAGTCGATTAGTCCCTCAGTGGCCAATGAATACCCGCACGTTTTGCCAGATCCTGGAGGGATGTACCAAACTCCTGGTCCCCCAATGATACGAGTTACGCTATCCGGTGCTACAGTCGCAAACCGCTCTAAGAATATACGGGCCACATCATACTGTCTGTATGAAAACACCGATACAGACAGTATGTCTGGAGTCTGATCTACAATACGCTGTACTGTGGTGTCGATCACTTCAATCACTTCTTTTGGTGGCGACTTTAGTGTGTTATGTCTAAGCGACCGGTACAAATCGAGCGGCAGGGCGACATACAACTCGTGGTTGAAGTCGTGGACCTCATATTCTACATGCACGCGCTCAAATACGCCCGACAGCCACGCCAATGATATTGGAAGCTTTTCTTCGGCAATCACGCCAAAACTGATTATTGCCGCTTTTTTAAACATCTTTAATAGTAAACCATAAACTTAGTGTGTAACGCTTTGAACCAGTTATTTGCTCAACCCCATGGAGGCGTTCCGATCCCACCATTTGTACCATCGATCCGACCGATGGCTTGTAACGAAGGATGGGAGGAACGACCAACTGTCCTCCACCATAATCATCATTGAGATACAATATGCAAGTATAGACGCGCGCTGTCGTCTGTGAGTTGTATGTATCTACTGTGGCCCTATCTTTGTGCATAGCCATACCACACCCTGGGTAAGTTGACACAACTGAAGCCCAATCGAACGTGATGTCTGTGCGGCTACAATTCTGCAACATACGATCAACGGTAGTTTGAAATGGGGTGCCATTGAATTCACATCGATCGTATGTCAATATATAATCACAGCGATAACGCGACGTGTCGGTATCATCGCCCCCAGTACCATGGCGCGAATATAAAACATCGTTACCGACATCGACGTGTTTTTTCTGCGGATGAGCTTCAAACCAACTAACCAACTCGTCACATTCACTAGGCGACAATACTTTGTCTATCTGTATATCCCACATAATCTAAATATATAACTCCAACGATTTGATCTAATATTTATGATACTGAACATCAAGCCTACAGCCATCATGGTTGAGAAGTGCTCTATGCCTAGCGAGCACCAGCTGAGAATAATGCGTGGAATGGATCACTTCCCAATGAATGGTACGTTGAATACAGTTGGATCCAATATCCTAGAACATCCAGAATTACGTAGCATCAAAGACAACCTTGAGGCTATGTGCAACAAGTATCTACAAGATGTGTATGGTACCACTAAGGACGTGTATATGAAAATCACAACTTCAATACATGCTGTGAGCGAGCCGGGTATGTCTCAAGGCGTCCATCTCCATCACAATTGTCTGTTGGCGGGATGTATGTACTTGACGAAGTCCCCCAACAGCCCAATCAAGATCATGTGCGATGATCCATACTTCAAAGCATTCGATTTTCAGTTTCCATATGAGAAGGAGACTGAATATAACCAGGGAATTGTGTCACTCGATTGCGATGTCGGTGATGTTGTGCTGTTCCCCGGCAACCTATACCATTACGTCGAAAATGACGATCAACGCGAAGTAATAGGATTCAGCGCGTTTGTATATGGTGATTTCAGCAAAGCAACTAATACCTGGGCTAGATACAATAAGACCACAGAAACTGCTGGTGGTTATGGAAGCAACTTAAAGATATAATAACATGAAAAAAGCTATAGCACTATTTTCCGGCGGAAAAGATACCATACTCTCCATTTTGAAGGCACGAGGAGAGGGCATCGAAATAGTCGGCGCATTTCACATCAACTTTAATAGTAGCAATGATGGAGTAGTCAACGATGTACACCCCGACGTCGTTGAAGCGATTGCCAACGCAGTCGGGATAAATGATATGGAGTTTCGGTCGGTAGATCCTGTAGACATGGTCAGGGGAGAAACCAATACAGCATGGGCCGAGGGCCTCGCAGTCATCAAGGCACGTCACCCTGATGCAGAGTTGCTGATAGTGGCTGCCGATGGTAGCCAGATCGCAAACATGCAACTGTTCTACACTAGGCTGGCTCAATCAGTTGGCATGTCGATATATGTACCATACCTAAACGATTACGAACAAAGATTCCCAGTAGATCTGGTCAGTCAGAATCTCGAATTGCGGATGTACAACTATTCTAAGAGTCAGCCAAAACCACCATATGAAGTTGGGGATGTTGTTCCATTACAAGACATCGTCGATGCGCTCGCAACGGGTGCACTCAATGTTTACTCAACCATGCAAACCATAGTAACCAATGGAAATTGTTTCAGCTCACCAGTGCTGGTGAGAGTGGACGAGAGCGGCCGCGTTCAGTTGCAGTAAACTTGCTCAATGCGAGGGTTATCAAGATCTATAAACGATCTGATGTTGTTGATTGTTATACGATCATCGTATAGGTTAACACTAAGCTCAAAATGGGCACCATAGTAGTAAAATGTGTGCTGGATGAATAGCTGAATTGCGCGTTGAGCTGCATCACTAACATTCAAAGCGTGGTCATACTCTACCATCACCCCTAACAAAGAAGAGGTCGTACCGAGGTCCTTTGGACGACACGCAATGCCCCTAATGTCGATCATGTTTTGTGGTGGTACCAACTCTTCTACTACCCACACCCCACAACTCGGGCCCATCGAGATGTAGTTGCTGTTTTGTATGTTAGTCTGATACATCGATTCAGTAAAGGCACCTAGCACATCAGCAGTCTCCACCCTCTGGGATGTGACGCTATGGGTGATGATGTACGTCTTACCAGCTTCAATATTTGCTGTCACATCTGATGCATTTTGGGGGACGAAGTATTTTGTAGGGGTTATACCATAGCATTCGACGCCACTCAATACCTGTTTGATGTATGGGTGGAACTTACTTGCATAGGCATCGACGTGCCGCAAGAACATTAATCGGTTCTCGAGATAGATATAATTGTCAGCGTTGGATGACGTAATCGTCTGGTGTATTTGGACGTCTTGTTGATAATCGCTTCTGAGTACGTACTCAGCATTGGTATTATCTCCCAATACAACTCTACCAGCCTCCACCAACTCGAGCACTTGAGACATCAGTTGGGGTTGCTGTAGATATTGAGGAATAAAGAGGGTGATGGGCGGATTATCCATTGTTATTCTTTGCGTTGTTTTTCTGTTTTTCCCATAATGCCCACGTGTTGCTTTCGGGCCAATCGATCTCGTATGGGAATTTTGGTTGTTGAGGTACGTCTCTGAGTTTTTGGCGGTAGATTAAAAGATCATCTATCACCTCTTGGTTGAAACCAGAGTCTGGAAGAAGACACCAGTCACACTTGAACAAGGCTTCGTCTCTTCGAGCTCTAGCTTCAGCGGTTAGCTTTTGTGTGCGTTCCTCATCAGTGAGCCGTTCTACCATGCTGTGAACGGCATCAGCATTAGGAATGCCTCGATCTATTAGGTGTTTGCGGTCCACCACCCAAGCAGGAATGAAGCCCATAATATACGAGTCGAGGGCTTCACCAGCAATATACATGCCATTTTCTACTGGTACATCAATCACTAGCGATCCTCCTGTAACCGTAAAGGTCACATAGATCTGGCCTGCGATTTCATCGAACCTCGTTATCTTATACATTAGCCGATCGCGCCATCGCGAGTTCCGGTAGCCAGCCAGGTAATATTTGCATTACCTGCGATTGCCGCTCCTGCTGTACCCCCACCGCCACCGGCGCGACCTGCGCCGCCCGCAGATCCAGTACCACCACCAGAGCCATAACTACCACCAGAAGCACCAGCACCACCCGCATACCGATACTGCGCGCCAGTGCCACCAGCTCCGCCGCCGCCAGCGGAAGTAACACTTCCACCGCCGCCGTTACCACCCGTGTATCCTCCAGCTCCAGTGGCGCCCGGGTTCCCGGTTCCGCCAACGCCGCCCGAGCTACCACCAATGCCCCCGCCGCCACCGCCACCTCCGGCGTTCACGCTAGCGCAAGCACCGCATGCGACTAATCTTTTTCTAAGAATGTATTCTTTATCCACGATAACCTCCGATCAACTATTTATATCGGAGAGTCCTGCTGAAACCAACGTGACCTCGTCGTTCATAATCATACGAAAAGCGGCCTTTTGAATCTCAGTATACCACACCTTCTCTACGCGACAGTTCGTGAGAAACGTTTCGCTAGGCAATTTGATTGGGCAAGACGACCTACACAGTTTTTTTACATTACAAGACGAGCAGTGTGGTTCGTTTTTGCGCTCTAGTGTGATCGCCCAGATTCGTGCATTACGAATATTAGACAAACTGCCGACAATGTGGTCCTTACCGGCATGTGGGCAAGTACGAATCGACCCATCAATATCCATTGACAATACGTCAGTCATATCAGCGCCACAATTGGAGCTTTCTAAGATCTGCTCGCCAGCAACAATCTTGCGTGCATATTCTACAACTGAGTATGGAAGGGTGGATTCATATATGTCGCATAGCAGTAGCGGCGTGTCACTAGCCAGCTTGCCGAATATCGTAGGACGTCCATCCACAATTGAATTGATCATCTGTGTGTGATGTTGTTCAAGATATTCCGCCAATATTGTTTGGAATCTTTTCAGGTTGTCACCATGTATAACGTGCGTGTAGCTACTATCGCTGGGGGCATCCTCAATAATGTTGCAACCAAGAGCTGCGGAAGGATTGTATCCCTCATTCTCAGCATACGTGCGGCCCAGAGAGAAGGATAGACTATTAGATCTAAGTCCGTGCTCTAAAATCTTATTCCGAAAATAGTCATTGATCTCAAACAGATCAAAGTTAGTATCAGTAACCGAACACAGAAACCCATACGTGACGTTATCCATTTGATCGAATGTCTTTAGTGTGTCTACCACACGAGGACGTACCAATGGATCCTCACCTCGTAGC